TCAATGAAGCTGGGCCGAGCGCCTTTCTATTTTATGGTGATGAATAATGGACAAGATGCAAATTGAATCGTATGCTGATATTGACAAAGTTATTTTATTAATTGACTCAGCAGCCACCGACGCGATAAATAAAAAGCAAGAATTTTACGTTGTTTACGGTACTGAAAAAGACATTACGTCAGCACAAAATAGCGCCCTTCATTTGTGGTTTACTCAGTGCGCTGAAACTCTAAACGATGCAGGCCTACAGTTTACTAAAAAAGCTTTGTTTTCACCGGGCCACATCTGCATAGATTGGGATGCACACTTGTTTAAGCGCGAAGTTTACAAGCCAACGCTTATGTCAATGAGCGAGAAAACATCTACTCAGCATCAATCAGTGAGTGAGGTTGACCGAGTAATAAGTCAGCTATATCGATTCTTTAGTGAGCACGGCGTCACTCTTCCTGAGTTCCCAAATAAAAACCTAGTTAAACCAATAAAAAAGGCATTGATAGCATGAGATTAGTATGTGGTGTAGGTATAAATGATGCGAGCTATCTTATTAATCCAATAATTAATGGTAAGCATAGAATGTGTCCTATTTATAAAATTTGGAGTCATATGCTTGAGAGATGCTACAGCTTAAAGCGGCATTTAAGAAGCCCTACATACATTGGCTGCACAGTTTCAAAAGAATGGCTAACTTTTTCAAATTTTAGTAAATGGGCAGAATCTAAAGATTGCATAGGAATGCAATTAGATAAAGACATATTGCATGAAGGGAATAAGACTTACTCAGCATCTACTTGCTGTTTCGTATCTCCTCATACCAATGGTTTATTCAAAGATCGACTAGCGGCACGAGGTGAGTATTTAATTGGTGTTCACTGGATTAATGAGCGTAATATTTTTAAATCACAAATTTCTATTTTTGGAAGAGTAAAATATTTAGGATATTTTAAAACAGAAATAGAAGCACACCTAGCATGGCGCAAAGCTAAAGCAGCTTACATAATTGAAGCAGCATTCACACAAACTCAAGATAATGTTCGCGAAGCTCTGCTAGAAAGAGCGCGAGTATTGCTAGATAGTGATAAATAACACAGTAGAGGATAAGACAATGAAGGGCAAAACTCGCACAAAGGCCGAAAAAGACTTTCAGGACAAAATATCAGCTATTGGCTGCATTGTCTGTCACAACCAAGGCATAGAAAATCATTATGTGTCGATTCATCACATCAATGGCAGGACAAAGCTAGGCGCTCATATGAATGTATTACCTCTTTGCTATCCGCATCATCAGCAGGTCGATAATAACAAGCCAAAGCGATGGCTGACACTGCACAACGATAAGAATGGCTTTGAACGGCTATACGGTACACAGGAGGAGCTTTTGGCTCAATGTAATATAATCATATGCCAATAATTAAAATCAAGCCACTGAGCGTTAACGACGCATGGAAGGGTCGCAGGTTTAAAACGGATCAATATAAAAACTTTGAAAAGGCGGTGCTGTATATGCTGCCTAGAAATTTATTGATACCTGAAGGCGATTTGTTTGTGTTTCTAGAGTGGGGGCTGTGCAGCAGGGGAGGCGACTTTGACAACCCAATTAAGCCATTTATGGACGTATTGCAGAAGAAGTATAAATTCAATGATAATCAAGCTTACCAAGCATTTATAGAAAAAAAGATTGTAAAAAAAGGCTCGGAATACATCAGGTTTGAGATAATGCCGAGCCAAAAGATTAGAGAATTCTTCGAGGGCTATACAGTTCAGGATTAAGCCCGTCATTGTCAGTGACAACAATATACTGATTCGCAAGCCACGTCTGAATCTGCTGGCGGCTAGTGCCGAGTGACCGAGCATACTGAGCATTGTTTGCGTCGTGATGCTTTTTTATATACTCGCGTAATGTGTGAGCCTTCATTTTAATCCTCTTTGATGATAAAAAAACCTGCAAAGCCATTTTTTAGAATGACAGCAGACAGTTTTAGTTGAGTATAGCTTTCGCCGTTCTTGTTGAGCGTCGTAACATTAAAAGTGCCGCTTTTTTGCCGAACAACTTCACTGTGAACATCATTATAATATACATTGTGCCCAATTTGAATAGCTGTTTTTATTTCATCAGTGCTGCATAGATTGAGTTTCTTAATCATAAATAAGCTCACTATATTTTATTTAATCTCATGTCGTTAAAATCGACAACTAACTGAACAACTTTGCCATCAATTACAAAGTAAGGTTTTTTAGATTTAAGCCATCCAGCGACAAGCTGAGGAGATACGCCAACGCAACGCGCAAAGCTTGATCGATTGCCCTGATGTTTGTCTTTGATGTGGCTGGCCAGCGTGACGATTGAAAGGGTAGTTGCTGGCTCATTCATCTAAGGATTGTCCGTCAAACCTGTATTTTGAGTATAAGTAAACTAATTCAGCGCCGCTCGTACCGATAAGTCCTGAAAATAAAGCAGTGTTTCCGCTTCTGTGGCATAAGACGCATCGGCCTAAGCCGTCTACGCCCCAAGTTATATTGTGAATCATAATATTCTCGCTAAGTAAAAAGCCCCGAAGGGCATTAATTTAATCTGTGTTATCTGATATAACCTAAACTACAGACATATGATGACATTTGCCAAAAAAGAAGCCTTAGCGTCTGGGTATGAATTTAATGCTTGATCGTAGTTATTTTTAATCATCTTGTTAACATCATTAGCATTGTTCCCGTGCTTTATAAGTAGAGCTATAACTTTGTTTTTCATAATGTGTCTGCCTTTTGCTGTATTAGTTAAGTTGATGTAAGCTATTATACATTACTTATACAGGATGTAAACTGTTATATGTTACAAACATATACTTTGTTGTAATGAATAACGTATGTTAAAATGGTTTCTTATTATGTATTTTACTAATTAAAGCGTATATAAATTATATGAGTAGACCTAGCAAGAAAAACCCAAAAGGTTCAGAGCCGCCTAAGAAAAAAACTGTGGAGGTTATTACACTTTTAAAGCAGGCGGCAAGCATTGGCTGTAACAACGTAGAGGCTTGTATTCATGCAGGAATTAGCGAAAAAACGTATTATCAATGGATGGCTGAAGATGCTCAACTTAGTGAGGAATTAAAGAGGTTAAAAAATAACCCAATAATGAAGGCTAGGCAGGCAATCGTTGACTCTCTTGACGATGTCAATCACGCTAAATGGTATCTTGAGCGAAAGCTTAAAAATGAGTTTAGTTTAAAGATCGAGAACGACCACAAAAGCTCTGACGGCACAATGTCCCCACCAAAGCGCATAATCTTAGAGGCCGCTAGTGACAACGAAGAGGATTAAGCTACCCCCTAAGCTTTTACCTGTATTCGCACCCCCAAGAGGATCGGTTGATTACAGGGGAGCTTATGGGGGCAGAGGCTCAGGCAAGTCATTCACCTTTGCAAAGATGGCGGCTATATGGGGAGCTATTGAGCCACTAAAAATACTTTGCACACGAGAGCTTCAAGACTCAATCAAAAACAGCTTTCACGCCGAGCTTAAAAACGCTATAGCTTCAGACGCATGGCTTTCAAGTTGTTATGATGTCGGTATCGATTACTTGAGAGGGCATAACGGCACAGAGTTCATATTCAAAGGCCTAAGGCATAACATCCAGTCTATAAAATCATTGGCACAAATAGACCTTTGTATCATCGAAGAAGCCGAGGACGTTCCAGAATATGCACTTATTGACCTTGAGCCGACTATAAGAGCATTTAATTCTGAGATTTGGTTGATATGGAACCCAAAAAAGAAAGGAAGCCCAGTAGATAAACGCTTTAGACAAAACCCTCCTAAGCGGTGTCTTATTGCCGAGCTGAACTATAAAGATAATCCGTGGTTTCCTCAAAAGCTCGAAAATCAAAGAGTACGCGCACAAGAAACCATGGACGACTATATGTATCGTCACATTTGGGAAGGCGCATACTTAGAGATATCAGACGCCCAAATCTTTAAGGGCAAATTCAAAGTAAAAGAATTCGAATCTGGCTATGGTTGGTCTAAACATTACGGCTTAGACTTTGGCTTCTCGCAAGACCCTACCGCCGGTGTTTGTGTTGCCATATTTGAGGATGATTTATATATTGAGTTTGAGGCCGGTCAGGTAGGGCTTGAGTTAGACCAAACAAGTGATTTTTTAATCAAAAATATACCCGGCATTTCGGCCAACAAGATCCGCGCAGACAATGCCCGTCCTGAATCAATCAGCTACTTAAAGCGGAACGGGCTGAGAAGAATTGAAGGCGCAAAAAAAGGACCGGGTTCAGTTGTTGACGGCATTGAGCATATGAAATCTTTTGGCACAATATACATTCACCCACGATGTGTTCACACTATTGAAGAGTTTGTGGAGTATAGCTATAAAATTGATAGATTGAGTGGCGACGTTCTTGGTGATATTGTAGACAAATACAATCATTACATCGATGCGATTAGATACGCTCTAGAGGGCGTTAAGAAGAACCTAAACTACGGCGACCTGCTATGATAAAAGAATTTAAAGACGGCTTGCTTAGCCTTACAAATCAGCTAATCAATAAGCGCTCGGCATCACTGAATAATGTTATATCGCATAACAAAGTTGATTATGATGAGCTCCGGTCAATGTATAAATCAGGCATTGGCTCAAAAATAATACGCTTAAAATCAGGTGCGGCTTTAAACGATACGCTTCAATTTGCAAGCATTGAAGACAAGAAGTTTTACGATGACAGAGTGGCTGCACACGTTAAACTTTGCACATTGTTTATGCTTGCCTTCGGGCGCTCTATCATTGTCATTCACGATAAGGGTGCAGACCTCAGCCAGCCGTTAATAAAAGACTTTGACCCGGACGCGGTTAAATATCACGTATTTAGCGGTGACATGGTTTATATTCAATCAGTTAATACTGACCTTTCAAGCGTTAATTATTTTAAACCTATAGCATTTAGCGTTCGCGCTGCAACAATTCATCCTTCGCGGGTAATCGATTTTACTTATGTAAAGCCGGTTGAGCACGACGCGCCTATTTATTCATACGGTGGCATTAGTGAGTTTGAATTAATTCGCGATGAAATAGTCAACGACCAAATTGTACAAAGAGCCGTCCCAGTAATTCTCGAGAAGTCATCAACACTTTTTTACAGCATAAAAGGGTTTAAAGATTATCTTGCAGACAAGAGAGAGGCCGAGTTAGTCACATACATTCAAAGCATCGAAAATCTTAGGTCAGTACAAGGCGCAGGCATCATCGATTCCGAGGACAGCGTAGACGTTGTTTCACAGTCACTCACCAACCTCGCTGAGTCCGACATGATAACCCTAAGGCGCATTGCTATGGTTACAGGCATACCGCTCTCATGGCTTGTAGGAGAAGCCGCAAGGGGTATGAATGCAACAGGTGAGGGCGAAAAGCAGGTGTTTATATCAACAATTAAATACTTACAGTCTGACTATTTAATTACGCCAATCAACCAGCTAATGAAAATTCATGGAAGAGAACCCGCACACTTTAAGAAAAACCAAGGTGACAGCGCCAATGAATCCGTAGACTATGAACAAAAAGTGATCGCTAATGCTCGTATTTTATGGGAAATTGGTGCAGACTATGAGAAATATTTGAGTGAGCACGACGTTATGAAGCCAGACCCCGTCTCTAGCTTCTTTGATCCTGTTGATGACGAGGAAGAAGCAATTGAAGCGTGATGTGTCATCTGCAAAAGGCGCATCAATAAAAGCGCCAGAATCACCAAGATCTGAAATCAGAGAATTTGGTGAGGCGGCTGAGTACATGATCGAACAAATGGG